GATACCTTTTTTAGGGTAAGCAACATAGGCACCTGCGGCTTGTGTATCTTCATCTGAAAGCCTTTCTTTACGGTTAGGAACTACCATACCACGTTCATGTGCTTCATTGATAATTGCTTGTTCAGTCAAGGCCACAGCACCCATAGTGGTCTGTAGCAATACTGTATTTTCATGTGCCAAGATATTGGCCAAGTCCAAAAACTTCAATTTGTTGTCCAGCTTGGCCAGGATCATGGTGTCCTGTCTGTTGTACTCGATGAATGTCTTGAAGTTCTGATTGTACAGTTGATCTAGTGTGCCTTCGAACACAGTTTTGGTTTCGCCCAGTTCGTATTCAGCAATGGCATCCAGGCTATAACTGTGCCGTTCTTCGTATGTGTACTTGCGATACAGCTGCATATAGTCCATGTGTACACGACCGATTAAATCATAGGTTTGATTTTCTGCACCAAAGCGTTCAAACATGCGTTGCTTGGGGAACTGGTCCCATAGACAAAATCTGCGTGTGTCATCTTTGCTTAATACACGAGTCACACGATTCACAGTGTACGGGATATCAAACCCTTCGCTGTTCCAGCCACTTAGTGCGTCAGCATCTTCGATCAAGTCCAGGAAAGTCTTTAATAGATCTTCTTCACGTTCAAAAATCATGGTGTTTTCAAACTCACCGGCAATTTCTTGTGCAGTTTCAGGACTCATGTGCTTGGGAGGAACAACTAGTGTGACCATCTGTTCCAACCAACCCAAGTATACACTTATGGCTGTGATGGCATTGAACGGATCGGATGGTGGACTGAATCCACGTTCAGGATCAAAATCTACTTCAATGTCGAAGAATGCCACATTGAGCCGGGGTGCGTCTTGGCCTTTGTAGTTTTCTTCCAAGCATCTAAAGATTGGATTGATGTCACTTTCAAACAGGCGTTTCCCGCTTTGGATACGCATTTCCTTGCGGAACTCTTTGTTATTTCTTGTGCTGAACCTGGCCACAGGTGTACCAAAAATACTTTGGAACTTGCCCCTAGGGTCATCATAGTAAAAGATATAGTTGGCCGGATACTCGCGATATTGCCTTTGGCCATTCCTGCGTTCAACTATGTGTATGCGATCGTGTTCACGATCAAACAGTGCGTCAATGTAACTCAAATATTTCTCCGTTTATGGCCGGTTGACCATGATTCATGCTCGTGTGTGAGCGACTCATACTCTTACTTATAATGTTTTGCCAACCGTGGTCAAGATTTGTTCAAGCACTTCGTGATCCTGTTGGGCACGACCAAATTCAGCTTTGTGTGCAAGTTTGATAGCTCGTTTAAGGATGGCTGGCTTGATTTCCATTTCTTCGGCAATGGCCTTGATAGTATCGTTCAAGCCTTCAGCGAGTGTTTCAAGCTCATGAGTGACCTGCATACCTTCGTTGATGATTTGTGTTAGTTTGGTTGTTTGTTCTGCGGTAAAGACACGGTTTGACATAGATTTCTCCTTTAAAAATTTATTATACAGTATAATGTCCGGTATGTCAATGTTATTTTGGAAGTATGATTTCTTTTTGGAACCGTGTGCGTAACTGCTGGATCAGGTCAGTGCTTTTGGTAAAATGGTCCTGAGCAGTTACTTTATTAAACTGTGATGGAATAAACCCGCTAATACGTTCGATTTCGTTGCGACCGATTCGTGCTGTTGCTTGTTCTAATATTTCAGCCAGTCTTTTTCTTTTTGATTCGGGCATTTCGACTCTGGCCATGACAATATTAAAAACTGCCGGTGCTCGTATACCTTGTTCAGCAAGAGTTTGAATTTTAGGATACGCAACCAATCGGGCAGAACAGCTGACAGCCAACATTCTAAGACGAGGATTCTTAGATTTAAAATTTTCAAAAGCATCGGCTGTGTCAATGCCAAAATTAACTCCGTTGTTGCCAACCATGTTTACCACGGCATCAAAATTTGATTTGAATGGTACCAGTTTTACTGGAATGCCGTATTGCTCACCGATCAACAATGCGGTCAAATGACTGGCATTGCCAAACCCTACAGTTCCAACTATGATTTCTTGTGCGGATCGTAGTCCAGCTACGGTGTTACTGGCAGAAACAGTTGACATCACAGTCCAACAAGCGTCTCCAAGGCTCCAAACAGGCACATAGTCAGTGGGCTTAATCCAACCCGCTTCAACATTTTCCACATAGGATGCCGCAATGATTGCTAGATTGGTCTGCGGATCTGATTCCATTTGCCTGACAGCAATCACTTGGTTTCCGCCGGGTTTAAATTCAAGCAAGAACATGTAATCTCGTTGTATACGATTGGCAGTCTCGATGATCCTTAACATGGCCGGAGTGCCACTGTGGCTAGCAGTATAGGGAGTCTGGATACGTATAGTTTCTGGATTGGCCCAGCCCCAGGACGAGATTAAAAATAACAAAGAGATAGCAATTTTCATATGTTTAATTATACAGCAATTTAATAGCAAGTCAAATAAATCTTGGATAAACACCTTGTACGATAAGTATTGACATGAAAAGAGCTGTGGTGTGCGTGACCGATCCTTGGAACTACTATGACCAATTGCAGGACTGGAGCATAATGACTGTGAATCCGGACAACAGTCCTGCGAGACAGCAATACCTTTTGGAAAACAGTGATTGGAGCATGATGATCACTCAGGACGGTATTGAGTATCGTGACGGCGGCGATTACCCTGGCGAACGCATTTACGCATACACGTCTGGTACCACCGGAGACAGTAAATTTTATTCATTCACCCAAGCACAAGTTGATCACTGTGTCAACTCAATCGTGCAATCGTATGAACTCACGGCCAATGACAGATATGTGGGCATAATGCCGCTATGGCATGCTCACGGACAGGCATTTTATTGGGCCACTCGACAGATTGGTTGCGAAACACATTTTTTATCTGTGGCCAATATCAGACACATGCCCGATTACAGTCCCACTTTTATCACCGGCGTCCCTGATGTGTTAAAGACTGTGAGACAGTTGTCTTTTGACCATTTGCGTTTTATACGCAGTGCCAGTTCGGCCATGCCCGATTGGTTGTTCCGAGATCTTGGCAACCGGTTCCAGATTCCCGTAATTGAAGCATTTGGCATGACCGAAGCATACAGCCATTGTTTTACCAATCCCTTACACGGTGAGCAACGCATGGGCACAGTGGGACTACCTTCGGGCATTGAAGCCAGAATCAACAATCAGCATCTCTTGATTCGGGGTCCTGGAATATGGACGAATGACTGGATTGACACTGGCGATTTGGCTGAACAAGATGACCATGGCTATTATCGTATCTTGGGTCGTAGCGTTGACCAATTAAACATCAAAGGGAAAAAATTTAATCCTATCAGTTTAGAATCACAGTTGTTAAAACACATTGCCACTCTTAAAGAATGTGTCATATTTGGAGACCATGAACTCAACTGTTTGTATGTGGGTGATTGTGAGCCAACAGAAATCCAACAGTTTTTACTTGGCCTGGATCGACATCTTAGACCCACAGTATTAAACCGGGTTGATGCTATACCTACAGTATATCCTGGAAAAATTTCCAGGAGCTTTTTAAAACAACAATTCAATTCCAAATGACCCAAAAAGTTTTTCAATCACAGTACCCTATCTTGGAAGCCTGTATGAATCGTGGCAGTACTGTAGAACTGGCTGTGGCTGTACACCAAGCCGGAGGATATCCTAGCCTGTGTTCGTGGACATACAATGGGCACAGCCAGGCCATGCAACAGGATCTAGATTGTTTTGTCAAACTGACCAATAGTAATCGTATACATTTGAGTTTTGAACTGAATGAATTTGCCCATCAAATTGTACATGACATTGTCAGATCACACAGTATACCCACTATAGAAATCATCTACGGCAAGACAAACACATTCCGACCTACAGATTCTGAATCAGAATTAGAAGTAGCACTGTTACGATTGCTTGCGCCTTTGAAAGCACAAGGCACACGGATCTTTAAACGTGTGTATGAAGCCATAGATCAGGGCACTATGGATCGGCATTTGCTAGATGGATTTTGTATCAAAGGTGCCGAGAGTGCTGGGTTCAGCTCGTATACTCCCATCAGAGAAACATTTTTAAAACAGCGTGAGCTGACTCCAGGTGCCATGCTGATACCTTACGGTGGAATAGGCACAGCCGATCAAGTGCAAGATTACATCAAACTAGGCGCTGAAATGGTTGCTGTGGGCACAGTGCTGGCCTTGAGTGCAGAAAGCACAATGGCCACACAAACCAAACTTGCAGCCGTACAAAAACAATCTCAGGATCTAGTACAATCCACACACAACTTTGGCGGTGTTGAACGCAAACAATCCACCTTGAAGTTTGGCAACTATTTAGGCCCCGACGACGCAAACGGTACTGTAGGATTGGTACGTGGGTTAAATGGTAAACCAGACAGCCATGTTTATCTTGGACGTGGTATTGACCATGTCGACGAAATATTGTCTTGTCAGCAGATTATACAACGTCTAGTGGAGAAAATTTAAATGTCTGTATTTAGAACTGAACTGGATCAACTACGTGCGGCCGGTTATCAATTTGAACAAACCTGGGAAGTTGTGGACATGTTTGAACGAAAGATTGCAGGATTTTTTGGTGCGCCATATGCTGTGGCCACAGACTGTTGTACTCACGCACTTGAATTAAGTCTACGTCTATTAAATTGTTTCCAACTGACTGTAGACATACCTTTACACACTTATATGAGTGTGCCCATGATGATGGACAAGATCAATCACAAATGGCGATTTAAAAATATCGCCTGGGCAGACCAATATTTTCTTTTTCCATTGCCCGTTATTGATGCGGCCAGAACGTGGAAACCAAATTCCTACGTGCCAGGACATTTGATGTGTTTGAGTTTTCAATTTAAAAAACATATCCCTATTGGGCGTGGTGGTATCATATTAACAGATAATTTTGAGCAATACAATCAATTGCAAAAAATGGTGCGGGATGGGCGTGATCGTACGATGCTATGGGAAAATGATGATGTTGATACTGTGGGATATCATTATTACATGACTCCAGAAGATGCTGCCCGCGGAATCATGTTGTTCGATCAATTGCACAATGTTACTGCTACTAAAACTTGGTCATGGCAGGATTACAAACCATTAAATCAGTTGTCAGTGTTCAAGAACCGATAACTCGTCTGGCACTAGATCCAACATAACGTCCAGACTCAGTGATGTCTTTGACCACGTTGGTCAATCCTAGCACCTCTACATGGTCAACAATTTTTACCTTGTTGGTCACAGTTGATTTAATATTAAACACACAGTGATTGCCCACAATGGATTTGTCAGAAATAGTCACTCCTGGTCTGGTAACACAATTATCTCCAAGCCGACTGTAATGACCAATTAGATTGTACGGTCCTATAATGCAATGGCGACCTATACAAGATCCTAAAGCCACAATAGAAAATGGAAAAATAAAAGTACCAGCACCTATTTGGGCTGGTGGTGTAGATCCTATTAGGCTGGTATCATGTACAACTGTGACCAGATCCAACCGGTGTTGATCAACCAACCTGACTATCTGTCTGCGTTCTTCTAGATCAAATGTTATAGAAACGATGTACTGATATGCGTTGTTGGGCACAAAATTGACTGGAGCAACCACATCAACGGCATGTGTTTTACTAATCTCATTTACAAATTCTTGTGTCATTGAAGATTCTGCATAACCAATGACACGTATGGGTTTATTGTTGCCGACTATCATGCTAGTCCTTGTAAAATTTTATAAACATCTGCATTTGACTCTTCACATGTGTCCCAAAATTTTTGAGAAGTGACCAGGTCATAATTATGCTGGGTACTATCTAGAGTCATCTCATAAAGATCCTCAGCAGACCAGTCACGTAAAGATTTGATCAATTTGACAATTTTTTCCAATCTGGTGAGATTACCTGCATCGTCGTCAAAATCAAGATCTAGTTCTCCGTAGTCAAATTTCAATCCTAGTTGCCGAAACCACCGATAAGTGTAGGCCTGTCCTACTGGAACGAATGCCGTACGTGACAACAAACATTTCCAGGTTTTTTCTGTAACAAACGGCCCAGGTTCTACATAGGTCCTTGTTCCATTGGTCATAGCACTGTAGTGATAACTTTCCATGGTAAAATTCAAAGCCGCAGTTTGATAGGCACTGTTATTATATGAATGATCAATCCCATCATCATTGGGCAAATTTATTTTTTTATCTAACCAATGGTCTTTAAATAATGTGGTATAATAATCACAAACTTCGTGGCTAGTTAATTGCCATCCATGTACATGATGATCCATTTTTAACTTATGGTTTAATGATACCACGCAATCCTTTTCATCGAGTATGTTTTTGAGAGCTGCAAAGATAACAGCTTTGCTTTGACTGACTCTATTGACCAAAGCACTGGTTTTGTGTTGTATGTTCTTGATAATTTCTTGGCAAACAATCCCCTGAATTCTTTTATGAGCACTGTTATATGGCACATATCTTATACGATCAGTATCAAATGAATCAGGCATCAGTGCTCCAGTCAAATGGATCATCTTGCCATCAATCTGGCCAATCACATGTTCTGGCCATCCAAACATCAGAGTATCACCGTGTGAGATATAATATTCATAGCCGAGAGGTGGTACGTCTGGATAACTGCCGTCGGCCTTCCAGTCAAGACCCAAGGCCAGGTAGATGTTTTTATGTCTAAGATCCGCGATCCAAGGATACCACCAAAGTATTTCTTCAGTAATTTTTATAGTACGGATGTCGCCAAATACCTTTACAGGAATACTAGAAGCAGGAGTCATTGCTCACTTTCGTTAAAATAGGTAGCGAATCTATTTATAGCGGGGCAGCAGCCGCCCACA